AAGAGAACATGGACGATGAACCAGATGAAGGTTACAGATCAGTAAACGTAGAACATGATGGACCTTGGACAATTTACACAGATTCAGGATTTGAAAAAGCAATCAGTGATATGGTTGGTTTTGAAGTAAGTTTCACAGAACAAGGTATGCAAGAAGATGGCATGGCTAGTATGGAAGGTGATGATCCAAAAATGTCCAAAGAAGCAGTAGATAGAGATCTTGCAGTTCAAGAAAAAGATACTGATAACGATGGCGATAAAGATTTTGCAGACATAATGGTTGCTAGAATGGTAGCAAGTGGTATGAGCAAAGAAGACGCAATTGAAAAAGTAAAAAACAAAAAATACAATGAAGCTGAAGTTGATGAAGAGTTAACTGACAAGCAAGAAAAATTACCTGATCATCTTAAAAAAGCTATTCTTAAAAAGCAAGGTGATGAACCAAAAGATGAATCAATTGAAGAAGAGCCAATGACTCAAGCAGATTTAGATTCAGAAAGATTTGCTGATATGAATGATTATGAAGAATATAAAGATGCTGTTATGAGTCAAATAGCAGATGGCGAAAAAGGTGAAGGCCCATACGCAGGCAAATCAAAAGCTGAAATTATCAAAATGATCAGAGACGAAGCAGACTCAATTGGTTATGCTGATATATCAGATGGAGATAGACACCCATCGGAGCCAACTTGGTTAGAAGCTATTGCAAAAGAACTAGAAAAGGATACACCTAAATCATTTGGAGAAACAGAAATGAAAACATCAGACTTAGATAGAATCATACATCTTGCTGGTATTAACGAAGGCAAGAAAGATAAGAAAGTAGCTTTACCATCAGGCAAAGAAATTAAAAAATGTCACGATGATGGAATGTCAAAAGCCGCAATCATGAAAAAATACAAAGATTGCGATAAAGAAAAGTTAGAAAAGTTATACGACGCACATTGCATGGGCAAGTAAGCATCAATAAATACTTCTAAACAAGAAGGAAAAATTGATGACTAAAAAATATCTTCCAGAAGATCAATCCACATGGGGCAAAATAGAACCTCTTGGCGAATACAGTATGAGAGGTGATATATTTGATCTCAAAGATATCAAAGAACTTGAAAATCTAGGATATGATGCTAGACAAGAAAATTTAAAAAAACATTTTCTTACACCTGAAGTACAAAAAGTCAGAGCTTTTACAGAATACAGAACTCATACCGGTAGACCATTAGCTGAAAGAATCAACAAAGAAGATGTTGATCTTGTAATTGATTGTGGATGCGGTTTCAATTACTTTGGTGCTACAATTAAAAACTGTATCGGTGTTGATATGATTGATTACAATGCAACTGATGGACTACCAGGTCCTGATCTTGTAATGGATATTAACAATAGTAAAAAAATATTTTCACCTGAATGTGCTGACTATATTATTTGTGTTGGTCCGTTTAACTTTGGTCCAGAATCTCAAATCAGAAGATTACTTGAAACATTTCATTATCTATTAAAACCTAATGGTAGAATAGTTGGTCATTTAAGACCTGGGCAAGAACTTGATCATGACAAAAGTTTATATAGAGGGTATCATCATATGCCATGGACAATAGAACTAGCAGAAAAATTATTTCCTGCTTATGGTTTTAACATTGAATGGATTGGCGAAGAAGCAACTGATTTGACTTGGATGCCTGACAATATGTTACATAGACATTTAGAAACCTGGGAACAAACATCAAAAACAGTAGGTGGCCCAACATCAAGTCCTGCACTTGAAGAGAAACTTATGAAAACTTTACAGCAACATGATATACTTGGTAACATAACAAATGAAATGTATAGACGTAGTAATGATAATAAGTATGATAAAGACAAACCCAACTTCGTTAGAAGTAGAATTGCAATAGAGCTAACAAAAAATGTCAATAGATAAAATAGATCAAGAAGTAAAAGAAAAATACAGCGAGTGGAAATATATTTTACCAAGAGCACTAGAGTCAAGATTTCATAGTACAGATATGCCAGACTTTGCGGCCAGCGTAAATTCATATGATCCAAAGTTTGTAATTGATTGCGGTTGTGGTTTTAACTATTGGAAAGGCAAGATACAGAATCTTGTAGGATTTGATAGCACAGATTATGGCAATAATGATTTGGTTTGCAATTTTACAGAAGCAGATAATTTTTTTGCAAAAGAGTCAGCTGATATTGTATTAGTACTTGGATCAATTAACACATCAAACAAAGAACATATCGAACATAATTTAAATTTAGCAATCAGTTGGGTAAAGCCTGGCGGGTATATTGTAATGAGAACAAGAAGTGATTTTGATACACTTATGAAGGATCTACCAACAGGCGGCGAAAATAATTTTATATGGAATGCGTTTGCAATTAAAGAATATACAGACAAATATAATTTAGTTTTTCATAAGCCAGTTGAGCTACGATATGAAATAGTTGAAACCTTATCTGAATCTGATTTGGAAAATTATCAAGAGATAATGCGTCCAGGAAGTGAATCATTTGACGTAATTACACGTGAAGTGGAAAGACGAAAAAACAGCATAAAAGCTGACAAACTTACTATGATCAAACCCAAGTATTGTTGGTGGTGGCAAAAAAGATAAAAAATTTACCAAAAAAGACTTGACTTTTGAATATAAGATAAATATACTAGTAGATAATGTTTAATACATTATTGAAACTTAGGCAAACATATACTAACACAGGCTAATAGGAGGCTCAAAGTATGACAACACTAGCAGAAATACGTGCTAAACTGGCTGAACAAGACAACAAACAGTCAAAGCAATCCACAAATGACAACGCAATTTATCCGTTCTGGAATATTCCAGAGGGTACAACTGCGACACTAAGATTTTTACCCGATGCTGATCAAAGCAACACTTTCTTTTGGGTAGAAAGACAAATGATCAAACTTCCTTTTGCAGGAATCAAAGGTCAAGAAGCAAAACCAACATTGGTACAAGTTCCATGTAATGAGATGTGGGGTGAACCATGTCCGGTACTTGCTGAAGTAAGACCTTGGTTTAAAGATCCAAGTCTAGAAGACATGGGTAGAAAATATTGGAAGAAGAGATCTTATATTTTCCAAGGGTTTGTAGTAAATTCTCCACTTGATGAAGATACTACTCCAGAAAATCCGATTAGACGTTTTGTAATTAATCCGTCTATCTACAATATTATTAGATCAGCATTAATGAATCCAGAGATGGAAGATCTTCCAACTGATTTAACAAAAGGTAGAGAGTTTAAATTAACTAAAACTCAAAAAGGTGGCTATGCTGATTATTCAACATCATCATGGTCGTTTAAAGAAAGAGCATTAAGCGATAGTGAACTTTCAGCAATGAAAGAACATGGCTTACATAATCTTTCTGATTATCTACCAAAGAAACCATCACAAGATGAGTTGAATGTAATTTCAGAATTGTTCAAAGCATCAGTAGATGGCGAACTTTATGATCCAGATAGATTTGGTCAGTATTACAGACCAGCTGGATTACAAGTAAGTGGTTCAGGTGGTTCAAATGCAACTACTACAACTGCAACAACAACTCCGGCGGCAAGTCAGTCTGCACCGGCTGTTGAAACTGCACCAGTAGTTGAAACTGCACCAGCGAAGGAGCCAGAGGTTGTAGTACAACCAACTCCAGAACCTGCAATGGCAACGGCATCCGCGGCAACTACAACTGCCTCAAGTGAGCCTGCATCTAATAATGCAGATGATATCTTGGCGATGATTAGAGCTAGACAAAAAAAGTAAAATAACATATAATGAAGGGTGTGCTTCGGCACACTCTTTATTCTGGAGATTAAAATGGTAAGACCTTTCGACGTAAGTAAATTTAGAAACAGTTTAACAAAAAGTATCCAAGGTATCTCTGTAGGCTTTGATTCAGATCCAACAACATGGATATCAACAGGAAACTATACTTTAAATCATCTTATCAGTGGCGACTTTGAAAAAGGTATTCCACTTGGTAGGGTAACAATGTTAGCGGGTGAATCAGGATCAGGCAAAAGTTTGATTGCGTCCGGTAATATTATTTCAAATGCACAAAAGCAAGGAATCTTTTGTATTGTATTTGATTCAGAAAATGCATTAGATGAATCATGGTTACAAGCACTTGATGTAGATACATCACCTGACAAACTGATGAGAATTAATGTTGCAATGGTTGATGATGTTGCAAAAACAATATCAGAATTTGTAACAAAGTATAGAGCAGATTATGGAGCATTAGAAAAATCAGAAAGACCAAAAATAATGTTTGTAATTGATTCATTGGGTATGTTATTAACACCAACAGACAGAGACCAATTTGAAAAAGGTGATATGAAAGGTGACATGGGTAGAAAACCTAAGGCCTTAACTGCACTTGTAAGGAATTGTGTTAATATGTTTGGTGAATTGAATATTGGTATGCTATGTACTAACCATACGTATGCATCACAAGATATGTTTGATCCAGATGATAAGATATCAGGTGGACAAGGATTTATCTATGCAAGTTCAATTGTAGTAGCAATGAAAAAACTCAAACTAAAAGAAGATGAAGCTGGAAATAAAATTTCAGACATAAGAGGTATTAGATCAGCAATTAAAGTTATGAAAACAAGATTTAATAAACCTTTTGAATCTGTACAGGTTAAAATTCCTTATGAAACTGGAATGAATCCATATTCAGGGCTTGTTGAATTATTTGAGAAAAAAGGTATGTTGGTTAAAGATGGTAATAGACTTAGATATGTTGATCGATTTGGTAAAGAGCATAAACACTATAGAAAAGATTGGACAGGTGAAAATCTTGATATGATTATGGCCGAATTTAAAGAGGTTGAAAAAACCAAAGAGGAGATTACCGATGACAGCGACGAGTGATGAATTAGATGCAATTTTAGAAGTCTGGGAAAGACTTGCAGAATACATTCCTGATAAAGATAAAGATGCCGCGGCAGTTTCGTTTGTTAGTTACTTAGATAATATTCATTTAGATGAGCAAGACTGGGAAAAAGTAAAAGAAGCAGACATTCGTTTGAGTGATGCTTATACAGAACTATTTGGAGAAGATGAAGAAGAAGATGCATTCTCCGATGATGAAGACAACGATGGCTACTAATTGGTATGGACAGGTTACAAGCGATCTAGGAAAGTTAGTTCCTTGTATGGAATATTATGAAGATCAACTTGAACAAGCAAGAGTTGATTGTGGTCTATCTGGAAACATTGAAAAAAATGCATCAAAAGTTCCAGGCATTGTTGAACATAGATTTAATCAACTACAAGAAATTGAAGCAATATTAGAATATCTCAATATTGAACTAAGAAGAGTTAGAGCAAAACATTATAAAAAGTTACTAGAAACTTATAACAGAGCATTAACATCAAATGACGTAAAAAATTACATTGATGGTGAAGATGAGGTTGTTAATATGTCTAAAGTAACAAATGAGTTTGCTCTACTACGAAACAAATATCTTGGACTATTAAAGGCAATTGATGCCAAGCAATTTCAGATCAATAATATTGTCAAATTGAGAGTGGCAGGACTAGATGATGCCGAACTATTTGCAAAAAACAATTGACAAATACAAGAATAGCTTGTATATTAATAATATGAATTGGATAATAAAAAATGAATACTAGAGACATTATTTTTGGAATATGTTACACAGTCTTTATTGTACTTGTTGTTTCTTCGTATTTTTTATATTTGGATATTCAAGAACAACTTTATAACATTCAAACTGAAATTGATTATCTAATACAAACAGTTGAAATGCTAGAATGGGAGTTATATGTTCCAGATATCCAACCTGAGATATAGTATGAAATATGAAAAAAGCAATTCTGATAATCAAAGACGAAGTTAATGTCAAGTTTGATGGCCTAGATGTTAATACTAGAAGAAAGATTTCCGACAAATTAAAATTCTTTGTACCTTATGCATATCATCTGCCATCATACAAACTTGGTAGATGGGATGGCAACATAAGATTTTGTGATATTGGCGGTAGAACTTATTTAAATTTACTAGATAAAATATTACCTATCATAGAAGAAGAAGGTTATCAACTTGATATTGATGATTTTAGAAAACCATTTGATTTGAAATTTGATGCTATTGATAAAAATTATCTCAGTAATATTAGATGGCCTAAAGGACATACACATGAAGGTCAGCCAATTGTATTAAGAGACTATCAAGTAGATGCAATCAACAACTATTTAGAAAATCCACAATCTTTACAAGAAATTGCCACAGGTGCAGGTAAAACAATTATTACTGCAACACTATCTAAAATATCAGAACAGTATGGTAGAACAATAGTTATTGTTCCAAACAAGTCACTTGTAACACAAACAGAAGAAGACTATAAAAATATTGGATTAGATGTAGGCGTTTACTATGGTGAAAGAAAAGAGTTTGATCATACACATACAATTTGTACATGGCAAAGTCTTAATGTGATGTTAAAGAAGACCAAAGCTGAAATTGACGATGCTGATATAGAACATTTTATTAGAGATGTTGTTTGTGTGATGGTAGATGAAGTACATATGGCAAAAGCTGATGTACTAAAGCAATTACTCACAGGTGTATTTGCTAAAGTTCCAATGAGATTTGGACTAACAGGAACAATACCAAAACAAGATTATGAGTTTACAAGTTTATTGTGCGGACTAGGACCAGTGATTAATAAACTTTCAGCAAGTGAATTACAAGATAAAGGTGTATTGGCAAATTGTCATGTAAATATTATACAGACACAAGACTTTGGACAGTTTCCAACTTATCAAAATGAAGTATCTTATTTGACTTCAAATGAAAACAGACTGGGTTTTATTTCTAATCTTATTGAAGAAATACGTAATTCAGGAAATACATTAATACTTGTTGATAGAATAAAAACAGGACATTTATTAGAAGATTTAATAGTAGGAGGTACATTTATTCAAGGTAAAACAAAGATGGAAGATAGACAAGAAGAGTATGATGAAGTAGCAACAGAACAAAATAAAGTTCTTATTGCAACATATGGTGTAGCGGCAGTAGGAATTAATTTACCAAGAATATTCAATTTAGTTTTAGTTGAGCCTGGTAAATCTTTTGTCAGAGTCATACAGTCAATTGGAAGAGGCATAAGAAGGGCTAAAGATAAAGATCATGTGCAAATATGGGATATCACTTCAAGCTGTAAATTTTCCAAAAGGCATTTAACTGAAAGAAAAAAGTTTTACAAAGAAGCAAAATACCCGTATACTATAGAAAAGGTAAACATATGATAAAAATACTAACGGTTGATAATCAGGCTTACAACTTGAACCAAATTCCAGAGGAAGTTGAAGACTTACAATATTGTATACTAGATTGCAGTACCAAAGACCCAGATTACTTTTTTATACCATTAATCTTTTTAGAAAAGTTTTCTTCTCCTGCTGTAGTATTAGAAATAAAAGGAAAAACAATACAAATGCCAATGGATTGGAGTATACTTGCTTGTGAACCAGATTTAGGCAGAGCAGATGTCATTCCACTGACAAGTTTAAACACAAGAGGTTTTGAAACATTGTTGTTTAATCCTATATCATCTTATATGCCAAACTATGCTGAACCAAAAATTCTAAACGTGTTTCAAGAAGTAAACTGGCACGTACCAAAATTAAAGAATGGACATTTACTAGCAATTCCAATTGAAGATGGTGATAAACCAAGATGTGTATTCTTTTGCAAAGAATATAATCATGTATTTGACAATATAGACTTAGGGAGTTTAATATAATGATAACAACAAAAGATCCAGGTAAGGCACATTTTTATATTAGTTTAGTGAAAAGCAGTTTAAGAATAGCAGGTTGTCTTGTTGCGGCCTATAGTGGTTCTATAATTGCGTTGGCATTTTTTCTTGGACTTGCTGAAGTCTTAGGAATAGCAGAGGAAATATTTTAATGGCAAAAGAAAAGATTAATTTAAATCAGATGTTATATCAGATTGATTCTGGAAATAAAAAATGGTATAACGAGCTTGATGAAGAAATTAAAAAATCATTTTCTCCATACTTGGCAATGCGATTTGCAAGTTCTACAGATGGACAACAACAATTAAAAGAACATTATCTTTTAGCTGTAAATGAATTTTGTAATAAAAACTTTTCTTTAATACAGAAGCACGGAGGCGATTCTGAATTATTCTGGAAACTATTAGCTGTTTGCGGTGTTAAAAAGAAAATGTTTCATCCATGGATTAAAGCACCAAAAGGCAAAGGCAAAAAAAGTAAAGTTGATGAACTGTTATCTGAAGCATATCCAAATGCAAAACTAGATGAAAAAGAACTATTAAAAGAAATCATGACAAAAGATGATATAAGAAATCTAGCAATGGATTTAGGTTGGGAAGATAAAGAAATTAAACTGTTACTAAAATGACAGACGCAAAATTAGATTATAGATATAAAGTTAAAGATGAAAAATTTGCCAGACTGGCATTTTATTCATTTACATACTTCTATGAGAAAACAATGCCTCATATGAGAAAAGATAAATCATATGATGATTTTGCAAAAAGCAAATACTGGAATTCTTTTATAGAATTTGGTAGATATCTTGTTGAAGTAAATGTTGTATCTCCTGACAAATATCTTGATTATTTACTCAGCAAAAAAGTAAAACTTGAACGTTGGTCAAGCGATACTGTATATGAAGAATATATTATAGAAAATTTAAAAATTGAAACACCACAAAAGGCACTTGAAAGATCAGTATTAACAATGAAAAAATGGGCTGATGAATGCAATGAAGATTGGGCAATGTTTTTCAAATTAGTTACAGCAAATAGATTGGTATTTTATATAACCGCTGGCAAATTATCACCATGGATATTGTATCATTCCAAAGGAGGTTTGGATGCATTAACCAGTTTTAGCGATGAACAGCTAAAATTAGTGAATAAATATATCAGTCCAATATATTGGAATAATCTATTTGACAAAAACAAAGAAGATGTTATATTTGTTAAACAAGTAATGAAGAAAGCAAACATATGAAAAATTGGTTTATAGTATTAGTACTTTTATTGTGTACAGGTTGTTCAAATCCATTTGTAGTTTTTTCAGCTCAACAAGCCACACAATTAGAAATTGCATCAACTATTAAGACAGGTGTTGATATGGCGTTAACTGCCGATGGACAAAAATCAACAAACGATATTATACTTTCAAATTTAACAAATAAAGATTGTAAATTTACAAGAGCATTTGATAATATGGATGTATGTCT